TCACCCCTTGTATAGGTAAGACGTCCCACTTGTTCCCCTTGGAGATGTCCCATGCAGATCTTTCTGTTACAATAGCATTCGCAACGGTACCAGCGTTTTGAAATATTGTCTTAGGGGCTAGGTTGTAACCTAGTTTCAGGCGGTCGCCCTCAGCGGTGAAACGCACCATATCGTCAATAGACGGATTATGAACTGCGTTGTTCAACTGTTGAACTGTACGGACTTCAACGGCCCACTCATTCCATTGTTTGCCAGAGTATTTCCTTCGTTCATGTCCAATCATCCGCCACGCGACACGCGAAACGGGGTACGTCGCCTTGAAGTTATTCTCAGCGTAGTAGGAGTCACGAAGGTAATCGCACTCTCGGTGTCCGAAATACTGTTTATCAGGATGTGCATCGAATCCGTATTCAGATTTAGCGAATTCTGCAAAGTCATTTGGATCCACGCCATTACCCGTAATCACGGCGTCGTCCCCTTGACACCAATAACGTGAGTTAGATATAGAGTAGTTGTCTATGTATCCAGTTATGCAAAGCGCGTTGTTGATACTATCGATAAAGTTCGTCGCGATAGAACCAGAAGGCACCCCATGTTCCCCTTCTCTGATTCTGAAATCAGACAGTCCACGTGGTTCAACTAGTGGTCCGGCGACTAGATTCTCAAGCCAGCCGTTAAAGAACTTGGGTTTAGGGCTTCCAAGCATTGGGTGCAGTAGGTCCCGGTAGACACGTCTCACTAGCTCTGGAGACTGAGTCTGGTCATAGTTTGCGTAATCAATAGATAGATATTCATCACTCAAACCCCTAGTCAAGCTCTGCTTTAGAGAGTTCTCAACGTGGGCGGGTCCGTTCCACGCACTGAATGGCGTGCCCGGCGTCGTTCTCATTTTATCCATGATTGGATAAACGAAGTTTGCACCTTGTAGCGCTTCGTATTTCGACTCGGCCCATGCAAATCGGGTTTTCCCCGGGTCTTGTCTAAACATGGGCATTGAGGGCGGAATCGTCCTCAATTCATCCTGTGACCATGATCGGTTCACTTCGGCAGTTAGTTGCGGGCCTATCTCTCGATACCAATTAGCTGTGAGCCAGGGGAGGCCTGAGTTAGTTGTCTTCGGGAGCCTGCGAACTATCTTACTTATGGGTAGAGTAGATGCACTTACACCAAACTGTTCGCGGAATATAGCGATGTCATTGTCTAGAGTCGATAGACTTGGTGTCTGAACATTGTAGTATGCGTCTACTTTCTGTGGTCCCCAGTCTCTCCATTCAGGGCGGTGAGACCAAGGCTTAAGGATATTCTGACTTTCCTTAAGCTCACGCGAAACCATGTGCTGCGAAAACTTCCTTCCACTGAATGGCACATTGGCAACGAACTGTTCGTATACAGTTTCCCTCGGGATATCCCCTTCCTCTGGTTTAAATTGTTCAGGTACTTTACCCCAGATTGCAGAGCGGATGTCTTCCTCGACGGGACGGACTACGCGATTCAACCAGCGATCGAATGCGGCCTTGTTTTCCGTTAGCTTGTCCTTTAAGATCATGCTT